CCATGCCGACATCACTCATTGGTCTATCAGTGCGACCTTGGCCAGCTCCACTTCCACCCATTGCCAACATCACATCACCCGGCTGCCTGCCGGGCATGGTCTGCTCTGGCATTGCCGGCTCAATTGGTGCGTCGGGGAATTGGACAGCGGTCAGGGCCGACAGGTACTTGTCTTCAATTGAGCTGTAGGCCATTATTCTTCTCCATTCGCTTGACGCAGCAATTGCTTGATGCGCTTAATTTCATTGAGCTTGTTTTGATCAGTACCAGCTTTGCGCTCTAAGCCCGGCAGTGTGTTGTTGTTGATTGGCCCATTGATCCATGGCTTTTGTTCGTACACTTTTAAGTTGTTCTGCGCGGTTTTGGCTGATTCTGTGTTGCGAGTCTTGGCGATGCCGTCTTCCAATTGAGCCAGGATCTGGCGCGGTGTCAGCGTCTTGCCTTCAGCAGCCGCTGCAGCTTGGATCTGCAAAGCCTGCGCCTGCAATTTGGTGCGGCGATTGAACTCCTCACCCTTGGGGTCAATGACCACCACGCTGCCGGGGATCACAGGGATGCCAGACAGTTGAGAGATGCCGCGATCAAGCTCTGAGCTGTCGCGTCGATCTTCGCTTTGCAAGATCTTGAGTGCTGCCACAGCATCCTTGCCGGTGATACCTTTGCCAACCAATGACCAGATCTGATCTGGCCGGGTGATGGTGTTGTTGTAAATACCAGACAGCAGGTTGAAGTTAATGGCTGGGTTGCCTTCACCGCTTGGAGCCAGCAGATCCTTGAGCGTGCCAATTGGCACAGACCCTTCCGGCAGCGCGGTGAGCTGAGCAATGAGCTGCTTCTTCTTGGGGCTGCCATCAGGCAGCGGGAAGATCTGTTCCAGCAAGTTGATGGCTTGCGCCTCACCAGCTCGCTTGGCCTCTGCAGCTTTGGCATCTGCGATTGACTTCTTGTTGTTGACGGCCACCATGAAGTTGGCTGTCACCTTGGCCACCGCGTCAAAGTCGTTGATGATCATTTGCTGCAGCACCGGGCTCATCTTTCCAAGGTCACCGTTTCTGAGCTTTTGCAGTGTGCGCTCTGGATCAACCATGTTTGCGTCGGTGATCAGCTCTTTGGTCACCGCGTTGATCTTGGCATTGCGCAGTGCTGTCTCAAACTTGGTGCTGTATTCGATCTGCAAAGCCTTGTCACCCAGCAGCAGTGACTGAGTAAGCACGTTCTTGCGGAACACATCAGCCAGCTCGTCAATGGATCGCTGCTGGCCATTGGCATCAGTCCAGCTACCCTGCGAAATTGTCTGCTCAAGTAGCCGCGTGCTGTTGTCAAAGTCGGAGTCGAACTTGGCAATGCGCTGTGCCTTGGCACGATCGAGCTCGGCCTTGTAGGCAGCATTGAGCACGGTGTTGCCATGCGTGGCCATGGTCGCCCGGAACTTGATCGAGGCTTCTGGGTCAATGTTGGCCAGCGACTTGGCATAGCCTTCAGACATAGTTTTGATCTTGGAGCTAACTTGATCTGAATTGGCATTGCCTGCCTCCACATCAGCCAACAGCTTCACCAGCTCATTGCGGCCCTCGATCTCAAAGTGGCCAGACAGCTCAAGACTGCGAGCCTTGGCCACAGCTTTGGCAAAGTATCCCGCAGCGTTTACGTTTGGTATTTGGGCTGGTTTGCCATCTGGCCCCATAAACCAACCTTCTGGGTTGATGCCATCTTTGGCCAATTGCACTTGTTCAGATGTCAATGGATTTTGAGCAGCAAATTGCAAACCTTCTTGCTGACGCAGTTCTGCCGCTGCTTGAAATGTATTGGCACTCATACGATCAAGAATCTGCGCCATCTGGCTTGCGCCTTGAGCGGCCACACGCGGCCCAATGTAGTCAACCTGCTGTTGCTGCACTTGCACCATGGGCACCGCGCCAGCACCGCGTATTTGGATTTGTCCCGATTCAATTCGTTGTGTTGCCATGGCTTATGTACTCGTAATTGTTTTGTACCCTTGGGCTACACCTTGAGACAGTGTCGCCCCAGCAAGGATGCCACCAGCCCTGCGAGCTGCACTGCCAGCAAATGAGAGCTGACCAGCTTGGCTTCGTGCGCTGTACAGGTTGAGCATGTTCTGATAGTCGGTGGACTCCAGCATGGCGCTGGCATCCTCAAAGCCCAGAACCCGCGCAGTCAACGCATTCAGATCGGCAATGCCGACATCGCGCATGGTTGCCGCCACATTCTCGCGCTGCACGGCCTGCACAGATCCCTCGCCCAGCACCACGCCACTTGCGGCAGCTCTTGCACGCACAGCCGCGTTGGTGGCACGCATGTTCTTGAGCAGTGTGTTGCCAGCGATGGTGTAGTTCTGCGCCTCCATTTCAGCGCGTTTGATTGTGCGGCCAGCTTGAATCGTTGCATACTGCTCCGACATATCTGCGCGCACTTCAGCCACCGCAAGGGTGTCACGCGCCTGCAGTAGGTAGCTTGTCTGCTGATTGATGGCCGCAGCTTTTTGCGCCTCGGCTGCACCGTAGGCACCAATTATTCCGGCGACACCCATGGCTTGTCCGGCAGTCACGTTGGGCATCCATTCCGGTTTCATGGCCGGATTGAATCCACTTGTTGCGTAAGGGACTAAACCGTAAGAATATGAATTTGAAGTATCAACTGCCATGTCATGTCCCTGAGAAAACCGCCACGCGGTAGTCCAAGCCCAGCAGGTTCATCTTGACCGGCAGGTTTTGCGACACCTCGATGAACTGCTCGCGGCTGTAGCCAAGCACGCCGTTGACCCGCTTGATGCCGGTGAACTCTGGCAGCGGGTCATCCAGCAGCGGGTTGTCAAAAAGTCGGAATGCCACGGGCTGGTTGTTGATGATCATGTTTTGAGTTTCGTTGACCACCGCGCTGATCTCAACAATGCGTTTCTTGAACGACACCCGGCTGCCAGTCTGCAGCTTGACCTCGGCAGGCATGGTCTTGACGTAGACGTTGATCGGCAAGCCAACCTCGTAGCTCGTCACAGATTCGCGATCAAAGGTCACTGCACCACCACCGCTTACGGTCTCATTGCTTTGCGGCGAGCCATCACAGATCACGTTGAGCGACTTGCCAATATGGGGCAGGCCGCTGCCTACACCACCCGCCGAGCCGCCCACAAACGCACAGTCGGTGAAGTACTCGTAGCCAAAAAGCTCAATGAAGTACCTGTCAACGCTGTTGAACGTGCGCTTGGTCACCACATAGATGGCATTCACATCCACACCGACATCGATGAAGAACCCGTCGGTGGTGAACTCGGATGGGCTGGTCACCTGCTGGCTGCGCATGATGCTGAACACGCCCATGCTGCCGTCATCGGTGTTGGTCATCAGCAACAGGTCAGCCTCTTCAGTGCTCGATGCTTTGCGCAACGCCACGCGCTGCGGCCCTTTAAGCAGGTGGCCAGACAGCAGTGAGATGCGCTGGGTGATGTATGTGAGCTGGGTGTCGGAGAACACAAACTCGTTGAGCGACTTGCCTTGGCGCTGGATATAGATCGAGCCAGACTCCACAGACTGCACGCGGGTGCCCGGCTTGATGCCGTTGCGGCTCACGTTCTTGAACGTAAATGTCAGCGGGGTGACCGGATCGGTGCCCTGCTGCGGCACATAGAACTCGCCGCCAGTGGTGAACACTTGAAAGTCACGCGAGCTGATAATGTCTGTGATGACGTTCAAGTCATTGGTGTCCAGCGTGGCTTCAACCGCGTCGTCATCGAGTGACTCGGTTGGAACGAAGTCAAAAAACAAGCCGATCTTGGATCCCCAGATGGTGGATGGCCGTGATTTGCTGCCACCAAAGTACAGGCGACCCTCATGGAAGGTGACCGTGCGTGGCCAGCCCTTGCCTGCGCTCCACACATCAACGTAGCCGGTTTCAAGCTCCCAAGCGCCAGAGGCCACCGCAGAGGTGTCAAAGAACGGGTATTCAGTGATCACCTTGACCACGGTGGTGCTGACGTACTCGACAATGCGAGCCCGGCCTTGGGTGACCACGTTGACATACTGGTTGACATTGCCAGCCGAGAACACACCAACCGAAGCCGTCAAAGTCACGTTGCCGGACACCGCGCTGGGTGTCAGGGTGGCTGCCGGGTTTGTGGTAGCCAAGGTGTAGGCATACTTCGGAATGCTGTCAAAAGTGATGGTGCTGGCCGTCCATAAAGAATCAGACGCACCGCGCACGATCTTTACCGGCTGCAAATCAGGGTGGACAACGATCAAGGTGTCGGCAGACTGCGTCCAGCACATGTCGTCAACCATGTCGCTGCTGATTGTGGTTGTCAGGTAGCTGTTGCCAGTGCCATTGATGTTGGTCACCACTGCGCCATTCTTGACAACGTGCATGCGGTTGTGGGTAAAGCACAACATGTAGCTGTCAGACACCGAGAACTGGAATGGCACCAGTCGCACGCCATTGGCTGTGCTGGATGCGCCAGCAGATGCGTTGGGAAGCTCAAAGATGTGCTTGGTGCCGGGCCTGCGACGCAGTCCACCTTGAGGTTGGATCAGTACGTTGGTGGCCTTGGCCAGCGCGTTGTTGTAGGCCTGCAAGTCAACCCGCGCACGCAGCAAAGGGTCGAGCTCGCCCGTCGCAAAGTTGGTGGTGAACTCTACAAAGCGCGGCATCAGTTCCTCACTGCGATCAAGCTGTAGTCTTCAATGATGCGCACAGGGTTGTTCTGGCCATCGATCTGAGCTGCAGTGCGGAAGTACCCGCCACGGCCATTCTCAGAGATGTCGCCAGTCGCCACGCGCTGCCACTTGGCAGACTTGTCTTGTTGCTCGGTGATGGTCTCAGCGATGTGCCAAGCCACCATGTACTTGAGAAGCTGCACAAAGTACTGCGGCATGGCGTACTCAGGCACGCTGTATTGGTAGTCGATGTAGACGCTGGTCAGGTTGGTGAGCAGCTTGTCGCCTTGGATCTCCCAGTCCTTTTGCACCGGGCTGCCGGGGTTGGGGCTGTTGTACACGGCACGCGGGTTGGCCAGCTTGTCGCCGGGCAACTGGTACTCGTAGCGCCAAACAGTTGTTGGGGTGGTGATGAGTTGGGCGAGCTGCACCTTCTTCATGGAGAAGCTCCATGGGTACATGACCAATGTCGAGTCGCGTATGTCTGGATAGAGTCGGTCGCACACGCTGGACTCATCAGTGCCATCGTTAAAAGACGAAATTGCCTTGGCTCCAATCAGAAGCAAGGCATCAGAACAGATCGATACACCAGTGTCGCCAGCAGCCATTTGAACCTCTCAATGTGAGAAGGGCCAGCCTCCGAATACTCAGTGGCTGGCCCAACTATTCTGGCACCGATTTAGTCAGTGTCAGTTGCAGTTACGGTCACGCCGTCAGTGATGTCAACAACGCCAGAAGAGTTGCTGTTCACATAAGCTGTTGACATCACCGGAGTGCCACCCGTTGCCGAGTAGCAGAAGATCAAGTCGCCAACCTTGAGGATGGATGCCACCGAATTGAAATACCCAGAAGCGCGGATCACACTTTGTGCGTCAGTGCTGGTGTAGGTATAAATTGCGGGAGCATTACCAGCCTTTGATTGGCCACCAATTGCGTTAAAGCCAGTGCTAGAAAAAGCCATGTCAGTCTCCTAGATCAAGATTCACGGCAGGTAATCGAAACGATACCTTCCGCGTCGATTGCAACAGCGCCAGCACTGAAGACTTCGTTCACCAACCAAGAGGTTTTCTCGGGGATGTAGTTGATCTCAGTGCGCATGGCAATGCCTTCACCGTAGCCGATTGCATCCTTGTGGAATGCAAAGCAGGTGCGGTCAAGAGAGCCGTCGATGGCCAAGCCACCTTCGGTGCGATCACCCAACGTATGGAACGTGAAGCCCAAGTAGGTATTGATCTCGCCTTGCACCAACGCTTTCACGCTGTTGAAGTCGGAGCTGGTCACGCTGGTCTCGGACAACAAGTTGGCCAAGCCGTTTGCGTGGATGATGATGTGACGGCCATCAGGCGGCACATTACCTTTGTCCAACAGGCGTTTCGCTTCGCGCAGCTTGGCGATGTTCATGTTGGTGTTTGCGCCACCGACGCTGTTGGCGACAGTCAAGCTGGTGCTTGAGTTTGCCAAGGCATCCAGAATCATCTGGTCTTGGCGACGGCCCATAGCGCCAGCCACAACTTGCACCAATTCTTGGCGCTCGTCGAAGTTGACTTTGGCTTGGGAGAAGATGTCGCTGTACTCTGCAGCGTTGTAGTCAGCCAATGTCAAAGTGACAGTGCTGAAGCCAACGTTCAAAGGTGTGACATCAGTTTGGGGAACGCGAACTGTGGCAACACCACGGCCCACTTTGGGGAACTTGACAGTTGAACCCTCGACTCCACGACGCTGGCGAACCGCCGGAACAAGCATTGCTTTGCCTTGGTAGGCTTGCTTGACTTCCGCGTCGAAGAGAGTAACGAAGGCATTGCTTAAAGAAATGCTCATTTGGATACCTCATTCGGTTGTTGGAAAAACATGGTTCTCGCGCCGGTGAGCCTGATAGTCAGGGCCGATTGCTTGCTGGTATCGCCAGCCAATCGTCTGCATCTCGCAGCGGTCAGGGTCGGTTGCCCGGTAGGCCTTGGCGCGATTGTATGTGTTTTTTGCAACAGTGCAATAGGGGTGTTTGAGCACTGGACAAAAAAGACCCAGCCGAAGCTGGGTCAACTGGCAACTGCTTGCCTTGGAGATCTCATTTGATTGTCGCGTGGAACATTCTTTCAACCTTTTGGCGATAGGCAGTATCGGTCTTGTATCTGGGGTCATTGACCATTTGATACAGCTCTTCTTTGCTGGGTGTGCCTTCCAGCGGGGCGCTTTGTACCGGCACCCGGCCTTCGTAGGCCTCGCGCACTTTCATCAGCGCGGTGATGCCGCGAGCTGTGCCGCCCATGATCTTGAACTCTTCAAAGTCGTCCTTTGACCAGACACCCTTGTTGACCAAGCCGCGAGCCCAATCCACCATGCCGTTGACGATTGCGCCAGCGTTGGGGCCGAGCTGCTTCATCTCGGCTGCCGGGTCAACCATGTCGCCTTGCATGATCTCCTTGGCTTGGGTCTGCAGGTTGTTGACAAGGTCGTCAAACGCGGCCTGAGACAGGCCATTGTCCTTGGCCCAACTTGACAGGGTGGTGGCGATGGGATTGGTCTCAGCTTCTTCGCCAAATGACTTGAGGTCGTACTTGCCGTCTGCTGGCGCTTTGTGCTTGCCTTGGCTGATTTGCTTACGCAGATCTGACCAGCTCTTGGCGATGCCTTCTAGGTCGGGCTCGTTGGAGTCCTTTTTCCAAAAGTTCTCAGGCCAAAAGTCAGGTCGTTCAAGCGGCTCATCAGGCGCTGGCGCGTCTGGTGCGGCTGCTTTGTGGTCGATTTCGACTGCTTGGGGGTTGTCTTGCTTGGTGTCGTCACTCACTTGCACGTTGTCAAGTAGGCCGGTTCCACCGGGCTCGACGGTTGCTGTGTCGGTCATAGTTTCCTTGCTGAGTTGATCCGTACCTCGATGTCCCTCACCACCGTTCTTTGCCCTTCGGCAAAGTAGGCGTGTGAAGGATCTGTGCCCGGTACGGCGATGGGCACATTCACATACATGTCGCGCAGCCACTGCAGCAGCTTCTGGCCATCCTCTGAGCCAAACACCCGCAGCGTCAGCCGGGCCAAGTCTTCGCGCTTCTGGTCAACCTCGCGGATGTCGCTGGTCTCGCCAATGGCGTTGATTTCATCCCAGCTCATGCTGGCATTCCTTGTGGTGCTGGCAGAGCAGGCATACCGGCACCAGCCTGTGCCTGCATGGCCATGGCCTGCGCAATGGCTTGCTGCTGCTGTTGGTTCTTCATCTCTTCCATGAGCACGGCACGCTCGGCAGCGGTATTGCGCACAGAGGCTGGCACGCCCAGCTTGTCGGCCAAGTAGTCCACCAGCATGTCAGTCTTGATGGCCAACTGGCCGTCGGTGCCCAAGCTCTGGCTGATCTGCATGTACTGCATGATCGCGTTGACCTCTTCCATGTTCTGGGCCATGGCCAGCGGAGCCACCGGGGTGACCTTGACCTCCAGCCCGTTGACGCGCAGGGGCATGTCAATCAGACCGCGCTCGTCCATGACTTCCAAGATCTTGGCGGTGACGGGGATCATGGTCTCGTTGATCAAGCGGCCAAAGGCAGAGCCAAGGTTCTGTGCCAGCTCCTTCATGCGCTCGACAATCTCGGTGGCCGATCTGGCAGACATGTTGTCAGGTGGCAGCGACTCATCCAGCAAGATGCGCTTGACGTTGGAGCGCAGATCGTTAATCACCAACTGGGACACGTTGAAGTCGCCAGACCGGGGCAGGGGCAGCAGGGCAGGGCCTTGTGAGCCGCCATTGCGTGCCACTGGGATGATGGCACCCGGCACGATTTTGACCGTGTTGGGATTGAGCACCCCATCGTCGGCTGCGGTGTAGACACCCGCCACGGCCAGCGATGCGTTCTTGAGCAGCAGCTCGATGGTTTTGTTCAGTGTCTTGATGTCGGGCAGGGCGGTCATCAACGGGCCACGGCCATAGATCTCACCAGCCACCTTCATGTAGCGGCTGATCACCCATGGGGACATCTTGCGGCGGCGGTAGACCAGCTCTTGCTTGGATACCTTGTCGATAACGTGGTAGCAGTAGTCGCCACGCTTGTGGTCATAGATGGTGGCCTCCAGCAGCTCGATGTCATCGGTCGGCTTTTGCTCGATGCGTCTGGCCATGTCGTCAGGGATCTCGGCATCTGGCCACTGGCGCTGGATGCTCTCGCCCTTCATGCGCATGCGGCGGTAGACGTTGTCCACCTGACCGTTTGCGCCTTCCTCGTAGCTCACCAAGAAGAGCGGCACGGGGATGAAGTTGAGCGGCTGCACATCATCACCCGGCTGCACCATCATGCAGGCGGTGCCGACCGCCAGATCCAACAAGAACTCGCCCATGGCAATGTCAAAGTTGGATTGGTTCAGCATGGTGAACATCTTGTCTTGGTAGACCTCAAGCACGGCCTGTGCTTGCTGCTTCTTCTCTAAAGGAATATCCGAGCCAGCTTCGAGTTTGGCCCACTTGCGCTGGGGT